TGCACGTCCGGTATTTTATCGAAGAACCGAGGACCAGGGTCTAAACCCAATCCACCAAGCCACTTAGGAATGTAGTATGGAACACCAGATAGCAAATCATGCTTTAGAACATCCATATGATAACCTCTGAACAGGTAGTCCAGATCGTCATAGATCGCATAAAAACCGTTCATGAGCTCGTGATGACACGAACCCATCTTCGCTATGGCATTAGCTACTTGAGAAGTAATAGTGCTTTCAGCCGTGTTTTCTGATCTTATTAATCCTTTCATTAGACCAAAGTTAATGAATTGAATCATATAAACCTTGATATTACTAAGATCTTGACAGTTAATAATGAATGTCCGAGAATTCATTTCGACCATTGTCCCAATTTTCCGTTTAATCTTCACGAAGAACGTCTTACCTATCGAATTGTTAAGACCTACCATCCCTGAGCATTGTACCCAAAGTATAGGCTTCATAAGGTGAAAGAAGACATCATCTCCATTAATAAGTCCTGGGAACTCATTAATAGGTACATGCTTATTCGTATCTAGTTCATAGGCCAGTCGACATACTGAGAAATTCAATATGCAAAGTACGACAAATGAAAGTACTTTTCCCATAGGTTGGGCTTCCTTCTGTTCATCCTGAAAACTCATTTCGGTTTTCTTGGAGGGGGCAATAGTCATCTTAAGTAAATTCTTACATAATGACCTGACCGCTACACGAGTGTAGGATTCGGAAAGTCTGAGGGTTTTACAGATGCATTCAATAGCGACTCTTGTATAGTTAACAAGAATCATATTGGTTGCATTGTCATAATCACCGGATATTACAGTCCTTCCTTCTTCAAGGTCTTTTAGAGCAGACCTGACATGCTCTTCTGTGATGGGAGTTCTTGTTACCGCAAACACAGGAAACTTGCCTAATGTACGACTTAAATAACGTTGAAGTGGTTTTAAAAGCCAAGATTCGAGCGCATCTGGAGTCGTGATGCCTCTAACTTTTAAAGCTTCCTTCAATGCAACAGGTCGAATTTCTGAGTCACTGGATAAACACAGCTGACATAATTCTTCCAAATCCAGATCAGTACCAATATTGGTAGGTTCGTAGAATTCTAAGCATTTTGTGCTAACGATTTCTGCATATCTACTGGCGGCTAGAAAGTCTGGATCACTTGCAAGAGGTGGAGTCTTAACCAAAGGGTCGTATTGTCCACTCTCGTTATTATATAAAACCGGAATTGGATCGGTCAACAATCCATAAGAGGTCTGCGTCTTGAGATCTCGTTCATCCTTGCGAAATGGCTTCAATTCACGAATTTCCTTCATATGTCCTCCTTTTGCTCTACTACTATGTGTAGATGCAGCAAAACTAGGACTATGAGAGAAACTCATAGTGAACTCATCACCTTTCCCGAGGATCTCGCGTACGCTCCGCTCAATTTCATGCTCCACATGACGTGGTTCGAGCATAAATGGATCTTGGTCTTTTGCCTCTTGTATTACCTCGAAATTTAATGGTTTCTTGGTGGTAAATAAGTCAAAAGTCTCGATCTGGTTTATGTAACAATCATCCTCATTAGCTCGATCAGCGCCCTTCTTCACTCCTCTACATATAGAGTCAATGAGTGACATCCTACCAATCTTCTGGAGATCGGTGATTGTAGGCAATTTATCGAACCAGTTAGCAAACTGTCGATCGATAATGATCCTAGGATTATCAGGAAGAAGTAAAGGATTCTTTGGGTAGATGGTTTCACCCTGTTCGCATTTCGCATATGCAGCAAAAGCAGCCAATTTGTATTTAACTACCTTTACCCACCTGGAAGGAAAGAACTCATGTTGATAGAGTATCTTTGAACGGGGGAACTGTGACGTTTGGTACGCCCAATTAAGCCAAACCTTAACCATTCTAGGTCTTAGTTCGTCAGACTTTATCTTGTATCCATACAAGATCACAGTTCGAAAAAGATCTATGATAACGTTCCATAAACTTTTGAATTCATCGGTTAATTCAAAGTTGGTAAAGAAGAGGGAAAGACTAATCACCTTCGGGGACTCGCCACGTCGTCTTCTGAGAAGTTCGTCAACTTCTGGGTATACCGGGCTTTGCAGCCGGATATCCTTGATCGCACTGAAAGTATCAACCATACAGCATTGAGAAAGATTCTCATTGATAAAGTGTTGTACAGGGTCAATTGACTCAATGTATAACTTTTCAATCAAAGACGGATCATCTAGCTTTGCATGTCCTAAATCAATAGGCTCATCCGAACTAGTTCCATCCTCTGCACAGTGCTTCCACCCTTGTTCACTGATGTCTCCATCAGCTATGTCTTGACATCTCTCAAGACTCGGCTCTCTGTGAACCGATCCAGGTTTATCACTAGTTGTTTCAAGCCCATCTTCTTGACGAAGAGGGTTTACTAAAACCAAGAAACTTTTCCATAAACCATCCCTATGTGTTGTAGATGACTTAGGAACACGAGCCCCCGAGCTCGTGACAGCAAGATCGCTATAACTAACAATCTGTTTGCCTCTGAAAGAGGTCTTTTGCTTTGTTTTTAGAAATTCTAAATACA